CATGGGAAAGAAAAACTATAACAGTAGCAGCAGATACAACAGGAACATGGTTGACTGATAATGGTTCAGGATTAAAAATTATATGGGGTTTAGCTAGTACTTCTTCAGGAACTGCTGGTTCATGGCAATCAGCAAATTACTTTACATCTACAAACCAAACAGAATGGATTGCTACATCTGGAGCAACCTTTTATATATCTCAAGTCCAATTAGAAGTAGGAACAGAAGCCACTCCCTTTGAAAACAGAATGTATAGTACAGAGTTAGCAATGTGTCAGAGGTATTATGAAAAAAGTTACAGTGATGGCACTGCTCCCGCAACTTCTACTGCTTATACAGCAGGTATGTCTACTTTAATAAACGGGTATACATCTAGCATATATGTATTAGCAAACACTTATTTTAAAGTTGCTAAGCGTGCTTCCGCAACAATGGCGTACTGGGATGCAGCAGGAAATTCAGGCAAGGTTACTTATATAACAGGCGGTGGTTTATCTCAAGTTAATAACGTCAGTGCTGTATATGCGTTTACAGGAAGCGAAAAAATGGCTCTAATGAACATACTTGGGGCATCTACTTACAACTACTGTTTTCACTGGACAGCAAGTGCGGAGTTATAAAAATGTATAAATTAATTCGAACAATTAATAAAGTAGCACCACAGGTTGTTATTCGTACAGCCGACAACGCTTTTATCCCCTTCGACCCAGCAAACACAGACTACCAAGAATATCTTGAGTGGGTAGCAGAAGGTAACCAACCAGAACCAGCGGACGAATAATGTTTGGGTTTAATACATTTGCCCAAAATCCGTTTTCATCGGTAACGGCAGGGCAAACTTTATTAGGTGTAGCATCTGTTAATGGATTAGCAACTCTTACTTCTAACGCAATAAGAGAAAGAACATCTACAGGTTCTGTATCATGTATCGCAACCGCAACTGCTGATGCACTACGCATAAGATTAGGCACAGGTGCTATTAGTGGTAACGCAACATTATCTGCACTAGCAGGTCTAACCAAATACGGTGTAGGTGCTATTACAGGCACAGCAACACTTACAGGTTCTGCGTTAAGAATACGTTTAGGCGATGCAGATGTAACAGGTAATGCCAATGTAACTGTTAATGGAACAAGAATACTAGCTGGATTAGCTAATGTTAATTGTTTTGCAACAGTTGATGTTAATTTATCAGGCTCACTTATTTTTGGCAATGCAACCATAACAGGTACTGCAACGCTAACTGCTGATGGTATTAGAGTCCAATTAGGCACTGCTGATGTTAATGGTGTAACAACTTTAACTGCAACACCTACTAAAATTTTACATGGTGATGCAGATATTACCTGCACAACTACAGTTACTGTCATTACATCAGGTTCTACTATTGATGCAAGTGCAAGCGTTACTGGTGCTGCTACTGCTACTGCTAATGGTTTAAGAGTTAGATTAGGTGATGCAGATATAAATTGCACTACCACTGTAACAGCATTAGGTGGATTGACTGCATTTGGTTCTGCAATTATTACAGGCACAGCAACAGTTGTATCAGGCAGCAATGTTACTTATTCTGCTAATGGTAGTATTACAACAACAGGAACGGTAACAGCAATAGGATATTTATTAGGTGAAGAATGGACAGATTCACCTGTAGGCAATGAAACATGGACAGCATCTTCTGTAGGGTCTAACGTATGGACTGATTCAGCAGTAGGTTCTGATATTTGGTATAGAAAAGGGTAAAACATGGCAAAGACAAAGATAAGTGAATATGACACCAATCCTGCAAATAACACTGACGTAGATGGGGTTAATTTGGCGGAAGGCTGTCCTCCCAGTGGAATAAATAATGCTATTCGAGAGGTAATGAGCCATATTAAAAATTGGCAATCAGGTGTGTCAGGTGATGGTTTTTCAACAGCAGGCACAATTACATCATCAGGAACATTAAATGTAACTGGTCAATTTCAAATAAGTGGCAGCAACGGTACAGCAAATTATTATTTAAAATCACAAGGTGCAGGTAATCCTCCTGTGTGGGCAGATTTAGGTCTTGGCACAATGTCTACACAAAATGCCAACGCAGTAAACATTACGGGCGGAACATTGGCAGGGGTAACTGTAGGTGGTTTAACTCTTGGGTCAAACGGCACAGGAACAAAAACAATTTCTACATCGTCACCAACTGGTGGGTCTGCGGGTGATATTTGGTATAAGGTTTAATCATGACTGTTCATGTCAACGACAGTGGCACATGGAAAACCCCACAAGTTTATGTTAATGACGGTGGTACATGGAAAGAGCCAACTGAAATTTATATATACGATGGTGCATGGAAACTAACTTATAAAAAAGTTACTGTATCTGCATCAACACAAAGTATTAACTTACATACTTTATTAGGCAGTCCTACTTACCCTATTACTGCTGTAGTTAATATAGATAGTGGATTAACCATTGGCAGTTCTAGCACATCTACACCCGCTATTACAACATCAAGTTTACCTGCTGGCAGTATATTATACTTAACGATTGGTAGTGGCACTTATGTGGTAGGCAAAGGTGGTGTAGGTGGTAACAGAATAGCAGGGGCATCAGGTTCAGCAAATGTAAAAGCAGGCACAGCAGGCGGTACGGCACTTTATACAAGAATTACTACTTACTTAACTAACAACGGCACAATCGGTGGCGGTGGTGGCGGTGGTGGTGGTGGCGGTGTTACTAACTCTAGTGGACAAGCGTACGATGATTACACAGGTGCAGGTGGTGGAGGTGCAGGTAACGCTGTTGGTGCAGGTGGTGTAGGAACAGGTCAATGTGCATCAGGTGGTGCAGCAGGAACACTTACTACTGGAGGTAACGGAGCATCTTATTGTTCAAACTCAGGTTCAAGTGAGCTACAATATGGTTCATACGGTGGTGCAGGTGGTAATTTAGGTTTAGCTGGAGCTAATGGTACACCTTATCAAACACATAACGTAGGTGGTGCAGCAGGTTATGCTATTGATGGTGTATCCTATGTTACCAAGAAAACAGCAGGAACAATTACAGGTAGTGAGGTTAATTAATGGCAACACAAAGATTACAATTTACTGAATGGCTACCCGATCAGCCTGCTATGGCAGGCAGTCTTAATGATGCTAAAAATGTTGTACCATTATCATTAGGCTATGCTCCATTTAACAACGCCGTAGATTATAGTGATAACGCTAGTGAAAATTTAAACCAAATATTTGTTGGTAAATTTGGTGCAGATGTGCAAGTATTTGGCGGAGGATATACTAAGCTATTTAAGTTAGACAATACTGACTTAACTATAGATGATGTATCTAAAGCAGGCGGCTATACAAGTACAGATAACTGGCAATTTAGACAGTTTGGTAAAATAGTATTGGCAGCAAACAATGTTGCAAAAATACAAGCATGGGAAATAGGTAGTTCTAGTGCGTTTGCAGATGTTGCCGCAGCAGCTCCTATTGCTAAATACATTACTGTAGTTCGTGATTTTGTAGTAGCAGGAAATTTAGATACAGGTACAAATGCTAACAAAATACAATGGTCGGACATCAATGACGAGACTAATTGGACAAGTGGTTCTACAAGCCAATCAGACTATCAAATTATACCTGACGGTGGAAACATAACTGGTCTTGCAGGTGGTGAATTTGGTTTAGTGTTCCTTGAAAAAGCAATAGCAAGATTAAGTTATTCTGGGAGTCCACTTTTTTTTCAAATAGACACCATATCACGAGGCTTAGGTTGTTTAGATGGTAACTCTATTGCAACCTATGGTGCAACATCATTTTTCTTATCAGACGATGGATTTTACAAGTGTGATGGCACAACAGTTACAGGTATTGGTACAGAAAAAGTTGACCGATGGTTCTTTGACGATTGCTCATTAACAGATATTGGTAGTATGACTACTGCTATTGACCCAGTTAAAAAATTAGTTGTGTGGAATTATAAAGCTGTAGATGGCACAAGACACATGATTGTTTTTAATTGGCAAATTAACAAATGGTCACGCATTACAACAGATGCAACCGTTGTCGGAACAGTAGCTTCTACAGGAACAACGCTAGAAGGATTTGAAACAGCATACTTAACATTTGGTGGTAGTTTTGTTATTGGTAAAGAATATCAAATTTATGGAATTGGTACAACAGACTTTACATTAATAGGTGCTACTACAAATTTAGTAGGTGAAAAATTTACAGCAACAGGTGTAGGAAGTGGTAGTGGTTCAGCAACAGATTTAGCTGCTGCAGCAGCAGGTGGTGCAACACTAGAAACATTGTCGGCATCACTTGATTCACGATTATGGATTGGTGGTAAATTTTTATTTGCAGGTGCGAAAGATGCAAAAATAGTAACCTTTACAGGCTCTACTTACAATTCAGAAATTATAACCACAGATGTAGAAGTTGGCTATAATAGTTTGGTACAGCTTGCTAGACCTACCATAGACAATGGTAGTGCTAATGTAAAAGTAGCGTCACGCAAAGAGTTAGATGATAACGTATTATTTGGTTCTAGTGTTTCTACATCATCAGAAGGTCGTGCCTCATTACGCAGTCATGGAAGATACCATCGGTTTAGTATTGTCCCAACAGGTAACTGGACTAACGCAGTTGGAGTAGATGTAGACATC